AACTTGATCCCAGGCATATCGCGATTCCCGGCCTCGACGGCCTTCGTCGCCGCGATCACGCGACGGGCTCCGTCCTCGGAGAATGCGACGGGCTTCGTCATACAGGAATGAAGACCGGCGTCCCGAATCCGGTGTTGAAGTTTGCCGTCTCGTAGATATCGACGCCGGCTCCGTTGTTGATCACGGTCGGCTTCTCCCCGACGGTCTTCTTCGTGCCGTCGTTATTCAGGGCGACCGGCTGCTTCACCGGCTTCCCGTCGTTTCCGAGGATCGTCTTCCGCTCGCCGCTCACCTTCTCCATAAAGCCCACGTCCCAAGGCTTACACTTCCAGGTGTCGGGGTCGTATCGAAACTCCCAGTGGGCCTCGATGTAGTCGAGCTTGTCTCCGTCCTTATCTCCGTCGAGGATCGAGACGCTCGTTAGCTTCGCGCTCTTTAGGTAGCACTTGACCGTTTTCTCCGGGTAATTGCTCCAGCTCGCGTTGTTCACTTTTCCGGCGTAGGTCGCAGCCGCCGACCCGAAGGCCGCGTCCGTCTCGTAGCACTTCACGAGCGACCAGGCGACCTCCTCGCGCTCTCTCTCTAGGCCTTCGAGCGGATCGCCGGCCGCGTTCGTGATTGAGACTCCGCTCGTGTCGCGGAAGACCGGGACGGTCGCGGTCCCGCCAGATCGCTCCCACAGGTCCTCAGGTATTCCGTTCTGCTTGGGAGCCCTTTTTGGAAGGTAGTATTTCACCGTGAAGATCCACCGCATCCCCTCGCGGCCTTCGGCGTCGAGCGTGAACTCCATCGCCTTTAGCGCGGAAAACTCGGGGTGTGAGGCACCCCACACGATCCCGCCGGTGGCGAGCGTCTGGAGGATCTCGAGGCGGGTCGTCGTCGGCGAGTCGACGCGGACCTGCCAGCGTTCGGTCGCCTGGAGCGACTCGCCGAACTTGCCCGACAGGCCAGCGCCGTCGAGGATCCGCTGGTAGGAGACGACTGCCATCAGGAGAACTCCGCTACGACGAAATCATCCTCGGCCGTGTTGGCGGCGATCTCTTGGAGCGCGTCGAGCTGCTGCTCCTGCACGTCACCGGCCCCGCCTCGAAGAATCCGGAACATCTCGGTGATCCCTTCGGTCGACCTCGAGTCGATACCCTTGATGGCCTGATCAACGACGACGGATTGCTTGATCTCGATGGGCTTCCGAGCCTCGTCGACGGAGTTTGCCGCGGCCTCTGCTGCCGCGATTGACGCGTCGAGTGAGGTCACGAGCGGACCCGCGATAGCCTGCCCGACGTTCGGAGCGTTGTCGGCGAACGCGGCATTGAATCCGGCTTGCATCTGCTCGACGTTCGTCCTGATCCCGTCCGCGATTGTCTGATTGAATGCCGAGGCCCCGGCGACGACGGCGTCGAGCGTCGACGTATCGAAACCGAGATACGACCCGATCTCCTTCGCCACGGTCGCGAGGCCCTCGAACGCCCCACTGAATCCGAGGACGATCATCCCGAGCCCGGCCTGGGCTCCGTTGAAAACTCCTGACAGGAAGGAGGCCGTCCGGTTCATCAGGTCGCCAACGTCTCCCCATTGCTGGCCGACCTGCGACAGGTAAGAGAACGTCGACCCGAAGTTCTCGATCAGGTAGTCGCCGATCCCGGCCAGGAATCTCGCCCCCTGGAGGATCCCGGCACCGATCGCCTGGCCGATGTTCGCTCCCCCGATGTCTCCGACTAGCGTCGTGAACTGCTCGGAGATCGCGGTGATCGCCGGGGCGAGGTACGCGACGACTTGCTGGACGACCCCCTCGATCGACTTCGAGACCATCGTAAACGAGTCGTTCATCGCCTCGACGTTCTGGCCCTGGGCGTTCGTTAGCGCCAGCCCGAGTCGCTCGGCCTGCTCGCGAGCGGCCGCGATCCCTTCAGCCCCGCCGGAGAAGAGCGGGAGCAGCTCGGCCCCGGCCCTGCCGAAGATCTGGACGGCAGCCGCGGCCCGCTGGGCCTCGGTCGGCAGGGCCGCGATCGAGGAGGCAATCGCGTCGAAACGATCGGCGGCCGACATCGCGTTCAACTGCTCCACCGATAGGCCGAGGCCGGCGAAGGCGGCCGTCGCGACCTCCGATCCGCCGGCCGCCTTCGCGAACGCGATCTCGGCCTTCTGTGAGGCCTTGCCGATCGTGTCCATGGAGACACCCGCCAGGTCTGCCGCGAGCGATAGGCCTGCGAACTCTCCGTAGGTCATGCCCAGCCGGGCGGCGAGTTTGCTCGCGTTGTCGACTATGTCGGCCTGGGCCTGACCGAACGAGACGAGACTCCGCACGCTTGAGATCGCCGCGGAGGCGACAGACGCGAAGAGCTGAGTCACGTTCACCGCGACGAGGGTCTTCATCGCAGACTCTAGCCCCTTCGTATCCGACTGGAGGCTACGAAACGACGAGGAGGCGGCCTTCACTCCGGACGTGAGTCCGGACGTGGACGCGGTGAATACGGCCGACACTTTTCCGATCGACGCCACACTACCCTCCTTCCTTGGTCCAGCCCTTCAGCTTCTCCGCGATCTCGTCCTCGGTCATCTCCCGGTCGGGGTTATAGTTCGGAAGGAAGAGATCCACGAAGTCGGACCCCGGCTTCGCACCGAGGGCCGCGATCGTGAACATGGTCGCCCGTGCCTCCCGGAGCCAGTCCTCGCCGAATGGCTCGACGCGGTAATACGCGATCCACTTGTGGAGCTGGTCGAGAGTTAGTTCGCGTTTCCATTGTTCGACGTTCCCGATCCCTAGGTGGGCCGCCAGACGGTAAACGAATCGTTCGACGCGTCCCGTCTGGCTTCTTAGTTTTTTTCGATCTCTCCCACGACCTGGTCGTCGGATAGTAGGACCGTCGCCCAGGCCTTCTTGTAGAGCCACATCACGCGACGGTGGCTCGCGAGCATGACCTTCGACGCCTCGGCCCCGAGCGGCTTTCCGCTCGCGTCGCAGAGGCAGGTGGTCAGCGTCTTCACGATCAGCTCGGCCGGAGGAGCGCCGCCGTCGAGGTCCCTGTGAGCCATCGCCAGGCCGTGCCATTCGGCGAACGTCGGATAGCGGAGGTAAACCGGCTCGCTATAGCCGGGCGGATTTACGAGGAGCGTTTCGGACACGTTATCGAGGAGGCTCATTGTCCTTCACCTGTGAGTTTGAATACGGCCTGACCGACCAGGAACTCGCCGACGCTGCCGGTCACTTCGAAGGTCTCGAGGTAGGCCGGACGAGTCAGCGACCCGCCTTCGAACGACACCGAGACCGTCCCGCGGGTCCCCGTGTCGGCGTTGGCATACGGAGGGCATCCGTAAAGTGTGACCTCGACCGTCCCCGGATCAATCGCGACACAGTCGTAGGTTTTCACGATCCGGGCGTTCGCGCCGGAGCCGACGACCTCGCTCGTGATGTTCGTCTTTTCGGCGAACACGGCGGCCCCTGGAGAGATCCGGAACCGCGTCATTCGGCCAAGAGTTTGGCCGTTGAAACTACAGCTTGATCCCTGCGACGAAGGAGTCGGCATCGTGACCGGCCTCCCTTACGTCAAGCCGCATAGTCGGAGGTGTAGTTCGCCGACCACTTCTTCAGCTCGCCCACGGAGTCGTCGCTCGTGGAGTCCATACACTTACAGGTGACCCCCTCGGCCGTGATCGTGGTCCCCTTCGTGGGCTTCGTTGCCCCCAGGCCGTCGATCGTCACCGTCACGATCGCGCCGGAGTTTGAGTTTTGCCCGTTGTCCGTCAGGCCGTTTTCGTAGACGCGAGTCGATCCGTGAGCGAGCGACAGCGTCGAGGCGTCGAGCTGCGGCGTCACGTCAGACTTTCGCGAGACCTTCACGGAGACCTTCGTCGCGCCGGAAACGCCGAACGCGTTGAACCCCTGCGAGCTGGTGAATGTTACGGGATCTGGCACTTCTACAGCTCCTTACGTCGTGGGCGGATAGTAGGAGAACTCGACCGAAAACGTCGCGTATTTACCGACCTCGTACGACTTCTCGAACGATTCGCAGATCCAGCCGGTCGTAGTGGCGGCCGCCGTGATCGCGAGCGTGGTGTCGCTCTTGAGATTGCCCGACACGGACACCGTCTTCGTCGCGGTGTTCGTCCCGCCTTCGACCAGCGGAGGGGCCGCATACTGTCGCGTCGAGTCCCCGAGGACCGTCACGTCTTCCTTCGCGGTCGCGCCGGAAGTCTCGATGTCCTTCAGGGAGATCGTCTTCGCGCCGGACGGAATCGTCGGGCCTGGCGAGGTCAGTGTGGAGATCGGCATGGTCTGCTCCTGTGTCGGGCGTGGTCGATTTTATGGCCGTCGTAGCGGGGCGAATCTCACTCGGCCCAGCGGATCTCGACCGACAGCTCGACCGTGTAGGTCGGCGTCTCGCGGCCCTCGAGGTAGTCGGGCTGGCCGTCTCGCTCGTCGAGAACCAGGCAGTGCTCGACCGTCGTCCCGTCGGCGGTGCCGGCGAACTTGTGGATCGCCGCGGTGATCTGCCCGGCGAGCGTCCAAGCCTGGACGTAGTCGTCGGCGTAGACCGCCACCAGGAACCGGGCGACCGGGTTCACCTGGTCGGCGGCCGGGGTGTCGTCGAACGTGTCGGCGAGGACCTGCTCGCGGCCCGTCGCCTCGCGGGCGTAGATCGTGAACGGCGGCGACTGGGTGCCGGTCATGCCGACCGGCCAGGCCGTGGCCGACGTGGCGTCCTCGATCGCTTCCTTTAGCCAGACGTGCGGGGTGCCCATGGATCAGCCTCCGTATCCAGGATTCTTTCCGGACCCCAGCTCGGCGGCAGCCTTCTCCAGGCCGACGGCCATCTCCTCGGCGAGCTTTGACGCCGCCACAGGCCCAAACTCCGCCATCGTCTTCTCCATCATCTGGTAAGCCTTCACACCGGCAGACGTTCCGAACTGGAGCCAGATCGCCTTCCGGCTTTCGAATCCGGCCTTGTAGCCGAGGACGCCGTAGACGAACGAGTCGAACGCTCCGTTCTTCCCCGACTGCCCGGTCCTTACGGTCACGGCACGACGAAGGGCTCCGGAGGATCGAGGCTTCTCGCCCTTCTTGCGGCGACCCCGACGCGTCCCCAGCGGCGGCGTGTTCTTCCGCAGGATCGGAACGGCCGGCCGCAGGACGCGACGCATCGCGGCTTTCAGGTGCTTCTTCGCGATGTGCTTCGGAAGGGCACGGTAGGCGTTCATCATCGCGCCGATGTGCTGGTTCGCGTCGTAGCTATTCGGCTCGAACGAGCTATTCCACGAGAGCGAGATCATGCGACCTGCTCCTCGACGGTCAGCTCCAGGTCCTCGCGGTTCCCCTGCTCGACGACGGCCGAGATGTAGAGCAGCCGGTCGCCGCGGGCGAGCCAGCGAAGCCGCTGGTCGCCTGCCAGCCCGGAGCGGTAACGCGTGTAGACCGTGGCCGAGATCCCGCC